CCTCTCTAAGGATTATGATATCCAAATGGTTACTTTGGGAGTGGAACCACCTTTCAAGACCGAGCATCATAAGTGGGTGGGGACAATGGACTTTCCGAAGGAATTAGTGTCACTTGATTTAGATATTGCTCTCGTACCCTTAATTGATGACATCTACAACAGGTGTAAATCCAATATCGCTGTACAGGAATTTGGGATACTGGGCATACCCGTCGTGGCTTCTCCGGTCGAGAATCAAAAGAATATGCCCGTGCTGTACGCCAACTCAAACGCTGAATGGTACGATCAGATTGAAAAGCTAATCAAGAACAAGAAGTTCAGAAAAGCCCAAGGGGAGAATTTAAGGACTCATCTCAAGAAAAACTGGGACGTGGATAAGTTCACGCCAGGGCTAATTGAGTGGATGGAGAAATTGCCAAAAAAAGAAATCTAAATGGTGTATATACATATAGAACCTCTTAAAGATAAGGAACTATATGGCATTTCCAACATTTGAAGACTTACAGGGCAGATACCTCGACCTAATCGGAGACAGTGACGGCACGATTGACGACTTTGGTAAAGAGAACATCAACAGGGCGATTGAGGACGTATTAAACAAATACCCCTTTTCGTGGAACGTTAAAACAGCCGATCTAACTCTTGTAGCAGGCGTAGCTGATATGCCCACAGACTACAATCCTCGTTGGGAACTGACCGATGCCAGAGAAGGCGATAACGTCTTTACTAATGTCCCTATTTACAATAAAGAGTCTTACGGCTCTGATGACTATATTTACTGGATTACGTCTGACGTTTCTGGCGATAAGTACATTTTCAATTCAAAGACTCTTACTGGTACGGTAACTATTTACTATAACTTTATCCCAACAGAACTGTCGGCCACAACCGACAAGTGCCCTGTCCCAGACAAAGAGGCGGTTTCTTATCTTGCCGCCTCTAAGAACTGGGTTGGTGCAGAACGAGACGAAGAACTCCAGAAGAATTATATGGATATGGCTGATAGGTACATTACTGCCCTTTATTTTAGGGACTTACAGCAAAGCCCAACTGTTTATATCGGGAGCTTGGCTGGGGATAATCTGGGGCTATAAATGGCAGTTAAGAGTAAAAATGAAGGTAAACTTCAAAAAAGATACCGAGATAACTTTTCTGGCGGCTGGAACGCTTATTTAGGCGTAAGACAAATCAAGGACAACGAGTCCCCAGAGATGACTAATGTAGATTTCATCGGCAAGGGTGGAATCGGCAATCGTCAAGGTTATACGGAAATAGAAAGTCCCTTGACATATACTTCAGGAATAAAGGGAATGGGGTCGCTACACACAGCGTCAATCCACCAACTTATTGCTTTTAAGTCAAGTGGTGGGGCAACAGTTTTATCTCACTCTACCGATGGTGGGGCTTGGACAAATGTAACTACGACCACCTTCGCCGGTAACCTTGATATAGATTTCTGTCAGGCAGCAGGAAAACTCTACACCGGAAACGGTTCAAATGTAATGAGAGAGTGGACTGGAACAGCTTGGGCAGATACATCCAATGGAACCGTCGGCTATTATCCTACTTACTATAACCAAAGACTGTGGGTGGTAGACGAAACAAACGCTGATAGATTAAACTTCTCAGGTCAGTATTCAGAACAACTCTTAACTGGTGGTGGGTTAGTAAACAAGCTCGGTGACTTCGCAGATGCTACGGCTGGTTGGATTTCCTTTAAGTTTGGTTCAGGTGCTGAAATTACAGGACTTCGAGTCTTTAAGGATTCGCTTTATGTTTTTTTAAGAGACTCAATTTATAAGATAGCACCAGCAACGGCTGCTAACACCTTTACAATCACTCAGATTACAAATTCGGTTGGCTGTGTATCTAATCGCTCAATCGCTCAGGTAGAAGAAGATTTGTTCTTCGCCGGAGACGATGGGGTTTATGCTCTTGGTGAAGTGGCTAACTATGTTTCGGTTAGAACCACTAACAAGTCAGCCAAGATTAAAGAGGTTTTTGATAATATGACCTCAACCAATAAGCAGAAACTCACAGCAGAGTATTTTAACTTCAAATATCACCTATTTTATTCTTTATTCGGAACATCAAATGACTCTTGTATCGGTTTCGACATTCGCTATCAGGGCTGGGTTGACTGGCGAAATATGCCAGCTAACGACACCTGCGTATACGAAGACTCCACCGGAGACCGCAGACTGTACATCGGACACCCCACTAATTCAGAGGTGTATAAACTATATACAGGCGCAACAGATAACGGTGCAGCTATAACCTCAACTTGGTACTCAAAGTCATTCGATGATGAAATCCCAGACATTCAAAAGGTATATTTCGACCACACATTTATATTCGGAGCGATTAACGGCACGGTCAATATCTCGGTTATATTCAATGATTCAGAGGTATCAGCTAATAAATCGCTTTCGCAGGTCACTCCACAGGGAGGATTTGGCAGAGACGCATTCGGAGTAAAGAGCTTCGGAAGCTCATCAAACACAACAACAATTATTACAAGCTATCGAGGTGTCCCGGTAAGACTCAGGGCATCAAAAAAGAAATTTGCAGTACAGTATAAACTATCGACTACGGGAGTATGGAGACTGGACAACATAACAACAACGTTCAAGCCTCTATCGCACTATGCGTTCCCATCGATTTATAAAATTTAGGAGCTTCCCATGGCATATTCTATCCCTCAAAGTGACTTCATAACCACCTCGCTAAGCGGTGACATTACAGCAGTCGCAGACTCTATGACGATCGGTGCTGGCTTAGATTTGCCAGCGACTAACGGTATTCTACAAATTAACTATGATTCAACAAAGGCAGTCGGAGCATCAGACGGACCAGAGACAATTACCTACGCTGCTTATGTAACAGGTTCGGGTGCGGTTACTGGTATGACTCGTGGAGCCGCAGGGACAACTGGCGTAGCCCACACAACGGGAGCTTCGGTTCAATCGGGTATGTCGGTTGAATATCTAAAGCAGTCTCCACTTTACGATACTTGGAACGCTGCCGGTACGTTAACTTACGCCGCAGCCGACTCTCCAACCTTCACCGCTACGGTAGCAGGAGATTCTACAACCTCAATCTATCCCGGTGTTAGATTAAAAGCCGAACAAACCCAAGCCCTCTCCCACTACTGGACATTCAACACTAATTCAGCCGCTGATGTCGGAGCTGCTACTATGGCAGACATCGGAACTCCTACCTACGCCGCAGGTAAATTCTCTAACGCTCTTACTCTAAATGGAACTAACCAAGCACTCTCAATTACAGATGCAGCTGGATTTAAGCCGACTGGTGAATTTACAATGGGTGTGTGGGTAAAATTCTCTGATGCCGCCAACTTCAACACTATATTCCAGTCTTGGTCTAAGAACGCAAACTCTGCTGGGTTCTACTTAATGACAAATCAAACCACGGGTATGCTTATCGCCACGTTTGGAAACAATACTGGTGCAGCTACTGCCAGCACATTCAATGGAACGATAAATGTCAGTGACAATGCTTACCACTATATTGTAATGACATTCAGAAACAATTATTTACAGGTTTATGTAGATGGTAAGTTAGATATTTCTGGATATTGTATGACTCCTGCCTATGCTGCCACAAACTACGTCAGAATAGGTGTCAGAAACGATACTGGAGCATCTATCGCATCGACCTGGGCAAAGGGTCAAATAGACGACCTATTCCTTATCAACGGATATGCCTTAGACGAACAGACTATCGCCGCTAAATACGCTGCTGCTACTGCTCAAGGTACAGGCGACCTTACGCTAACTAAATACTTCCTCTGTACCGCCTCATCTTACTCTGCTCCAAACACTACTGTTACTCTATATGGTGGAACAGACCACTCACTAGCAAACGCTACTATAAGTAATGCTTATTACTCTACTCAGAAAGCACCTTATGGATTTCCGTTGAATCCAGCAAAGTGGACAGTTTATGGTAACTCTGTTTTTGATGACAATACGGGAGGGCCAGCTCAGGGTACTTGGTATAACCAGGGGACATCAGCCGTCATACCGCTTGGATATTGGAATCTTCAATACTCCGCATCATTCCAAATGTCTAACGCATCGGCTATAGCAATGTTTGGTTCAGTAACCCTATCACCAACCGCAAGTGCCAAAACTGATGACAGTATGACCGTGGCTGTGGCAAGTGGGAACGTAACAACGGCCAGATACGCAGTAACCGCAAACAAGGATGTATATCTCCCAGTTAAGAAAACATTCTACATTAACTATAGAACAGAGTCAGCTTCTGTCGCCAATTTATATCTATTGGGAACACAGCAGCCCTCTACTATCCGTGCAACATCAACACTACTATAAACTAAATAAAAGGAAAACAACATGGCCTACACAGCAATAGATAGATTCAACGACGAAGTGGCCGCTGTCCACGCCGCTATGGTCAACTACCAGATGACTGGTACGGGTGGAATACCCTACAACAGTTACGAGGGTGCGCTTGACTATCTCTATAAAAACTATGGTGTTCCGGCTGGAATATCATTTCAACAAGCACAAAGCGCAGTATCAAATGCCTTTGGTATTGCAGGCGCAGGCGTTCTTGGGGCAGAGGACGGTGGCACGACACCAACTCCACCTCCCGGTCCCACAACCCCCCAGGGCCGCACTACCGAAGAAATCGCAGCCCTAAACGCAAAGCACAAAGAAAACCTACGACAAATCGAACAGGCATTTCAGAGTGGACTTTTAGATTACAGCGAAAAGGTAGCCGCATTAGAGGACGCAAGAAACAACTTAATCGGACAAAAGAATCAGGGTATGGAATCTAACTCAGCCTACTTCTCCAACGTCTCGCCTGACGCTTTTCAATCTCAAATGGGCAACTACAACCAAAAGGTTTTAGACGCTTATACACAGGGCGAAAAGACTCTCGAAAACAACCAAAAGAGCATCGACTATTCTAAACAAGTAAACGACCAGAATCTACAAGCTCAGCTCGCAGGAGAGAATACCTTTAACGCTGGAACGGGAGATTACTCTGGTGCTTTCAAGTTCTCAGCTCCGACAATCCAAGCTCCAACAATCAACGCCGTAACCCAAAACCCTTACGAGCAGGCCGCTAAACTTGGCGTACCTTCGTGGGCTCCGAACTATGGTGGACTCTCGACAATGCAAAAGAAAAAAGAAGAAGATTCGATTCAGAAATACTTGGGCTAAGGAGGCAACTTGGCAAACCTATACGACTCAATCAGAAAGACCTTCGCAAAGCCTAATGTTAATAGGTTTATTCAGAATGCGGCAAAAGATTATTTTACCAAGGTAGACCCAATTACGAGCAACGCCTATAAGACCGCTCGAACTTACCAACTACTATCTCAGAAACGCCCAGACCAATTCATCAAGAACGAGATAGTCAAACCAATTTCAAAACGCATCGCTCAATCCGGTGTAGCAATAGGGGATGTTGTCGAAAGGTCTAACCCAGCCAGTTTAGCATATAGAAACGCTATCGCTCCGATAAGCGCTGGACTAAGAGACCCAAAGAACTTTATGAGAGCGGCTCAAAACGAACAACTGAAACAAGTTGGTGCTCCTTTGATGTATGAGAAACTTTACAATAAAGACGTAACGAAACCTGCTGATGCTCGTGAGTTTATTGGTAGAGCAGTCGAAGCTCCGACTTATTTATACTCAGGAACCAAGGGTCTCGGATCATTACAAGGTAATTTGGGTTCACGGGTTCTTAGAAGGACAACCCAAGTCGTACCAGAGGCCGTACTCCAAACTGGCATAGACACTATGGTAGAGGGCGATATAAAGAAAGCTCCCGGACTATTAGCCCAGAACGTAGCTGGTATGGCGTTAATGGGAAATGCTTTGGGTGGATATGGGGATTTTGTCAGAAAAGGTGGACAACTGGGGGCTTCGATTAAAAATGTCGGGCCAGAACCCAAGAAGCCTGTAAAGGGTGGGGTAGATGAAACGATAACTCTGTATAAAGGTAAGGGTGCTGGATTGGATTTAAACCCTAATTATAATGTTAAGGGCGAAAAACCCTCTATTAAATCCACAAGTTATGCTGATAATTTTGAAACAGCATCTCGATATGGTGATGTTTCTGAGGTTAAGGTTAAGAGTTCAGATATAATGCCATCAGAAGAATATACTCAACTCGTTAGGTCTATTGATAAAAATAATGTTAGTCCAGCGATTTGGAGAGATGAAAAGTTTGGGCCAATAATAGAAAAAGAAGTAAAAGCTCGTGGATATAAGGGATTTCGTGCTTCACTCGATGATGCTGGCAAGTCTAGAGAAATAGTAATGTTCTCCCAACCTACCAAGAAGCCTGTAAAGGGTGGGGTAGATATAGATGTCAAACCACCAAAAGAACTCGCACCTCGTAAGGGTGGGTCTGTTGGGGTTAAAGTGGCCGGAGACACCACACCAAAATTCCTCAAAGAGGGTATTAAATACGAAGAACCAGCCAGAGTCCTCACCCCAGACGAAATAAACAGAATCTCCGGTCGGTCTATGTTGGCTGACGAGAACAAACAAGTAAAGAATCTATTTGGAGAGTGGCTCGGAAAGAGGAAATCTGCTGATATAGAAGCCACTAAAATAGCATCAAAATACACCGACATTAAAGCGAGTGAGGGATTTGACGTTGTTCGGGCACTTCAAGGAAAAGCAGACGTTCCGGCTACCGCCAAGGGTCAGGTTACAAGATTAAGAAAAGCCTTTGATGATGCTCGTAAATCTATTATGGACTTAGATAAGAGAATCGATATAGGCTACATAGACGACTACGTTACTCAAATTTGGAAAGAATCCCCACAGCAAATCATAAATAAGGCCGAAAAAATGGGTCTTTCTCAAAGACTTAAATTCGCCAACGAAAGAGTTATCGCCGACTACGATACTGGAATTAAGTTAGGACTCTCGCCTAAGTTCAAGAATCCAGCCGAGATTCTAAAAGAATACCTGTCACAAGGGTATAAATTAAAAGCAAACTTGGATATGGCTGATAACCTTTACAAGCAGGGCTTGGCTGTTCCGGCCCAAGTTGCCAAAAACTCCCCAGGATTTGAATTTATCAAAGTATCGGGACTTCCGAATGGTGGAATATTCGTACCGAAAAAGACCGCTTCGTATTTCAGAAACGCTTTTGGATCAAATGAAGCCGTAGGGAAACTTGGAAAAACACTCGAAGTAGGGGCTAAGATTTCACGCACAGGACAGGAACTTACTCTATCAGGTGGAGTCCCAGGAACGCCAATTAACTTCTTCGGTATAGGGGCTGTTCTACAAAAGGAAGTCCTATCAGGTAAACCAGTAGTCGGTTTTAAGAATATGGCCAAGGCGTCTTTCGGGGACAAGTACGCTATTAAATACTTCTGAAAGCACACCGATACATTAAAGGATTTCGCCGAGGCAGGATTTAAGGTAGAAACACCTTACGATGTCAGTAAGATGATTAAAGGAAATTCGTTACAGAAATTCGCCGATGCTTTCAAGAATAAGAATATCGGAGAATTGAAGGGTGTTTTTGGGGATGGATTCCACAAAGCGATAGACGATCCCACTTTCAAGAGATACATCCCAATGGTAATGACAGAGAACTACGAGAAGCAAGTCGCCCATTTAGTTAAGGGTGGAATGGATGAGAAACAAGCCAAGAACATCGCCCTAAAGACAATAGACTCATTCTATAACCCGTCTAAATTCGTCGAAGATGCTTTATCAAGCAAAACTGGTAGGGATTTTGTTGGGACACTATTCTTTGCTCCAAAATACAGAAAATCCCTTATCGGGTGGTATGGTAATCTCGCCAAAGATTTGACGAAAAACGCCGCCAGTAAGAGTGCCAGAAGAAACCAAATTATCTTTGTCGGTATGCTCTCCTCAATCGCCGCTTCAGATTATGCTAACTATCAGATAAACGGAAAACACCTTTGGGAGAACCCAAAAGGTAAAGAGGATAAGATTTTAGTACCATTCGGAGAGAAGACTATCGGAATACCTGTTTTACCATCTCTCGCTACGCTTCCCAGGATGGCCGCTAAGGGCACAGCCAGATTATTAGAGGGAGATATAGCCGGAGTGGGTAAAGAGGCCAAGAACGTGCTCTCAATGCCCCTGAAGACTGGCGGAGATGTCCTCGCCAATGAAGATTACTTCGGAAATGAGATTTACTCTGAATTTGACAACGCTGGACAGAAAATCGGAAAATCAGCCCTATATGCTGCCAAGCAATTCACTCATCCTTACGTAAGAGGTGGAATTGACCTTGCCACTTCTGATAAGCCAAAATACCAAATCGCCTCAGAGATGGCAGAACTTCCATTAAGATACTACAACACTAAATCTATCAAAGATGCTCCGATATGGGCACAATACGACAACCAGAAGAAAGTTGGAGAGATTCAAGCCGCTATTAAATCGGGGAAAATATCTCAAGAACAAGGCCAGAAACAGATTCAAAAGTTGTCCGGTGGACAAATTGGCAAGAGCCAACTCCTAACCACCACAGCCAAAGGTTCCGTTGTTTATTCGGACTCTGCTGGTCAGGTTAAGTTTGCCGACTCTCAAGAAGAAGCCAACCTAAATATAGAAAAGGACAAATTAAAGAATTCCAAAGAGAACTTCAAAGACCTTGGCGATGTCGTCCTTCGTAAATCCAGCAATGGAACGGTGTCCACTACCGATAAAGAGGTCTACAACGACTCACTCTACTATGCTCAACTTACCTCTTACAAAAAGGCTGGAGATATGGATAAGTGGATGGCCACAGCCGAAAAGAAAGCCGAAAACCTACAAACCCTCATAAACGACCCTAATACTGATGCCTTAGACCGAATCACTTACGAGAACAGATTAAATAC